ATTTCTTGGTTCAGTAGATACCCTCATTGCACCGAGTAAGTTGAGAACCCTCGTATATGACCACCCAAAGACCCGCAGTGCTGGGTTGGATGTATATATTGACCCAATAGAAAATCATGATTATCTTATTACGGTGGATGTTGCTAGGGGTGTTGGTAATGATTATTCTGCCTTCACTGTTGTTGATATTACGCAGTTTCCACATAATGTAGTTGCAAAGTATAGAAATAATGAAATTAAACCTATGCTTTTTCCAAGTATAGTTCATGAAGCAGCAACTGCTTACAATAATGCATATATTTTATGCGAGGTAAATGACGTTGGGGACCAGGTAGCAAGTATATTGCAATATGACTTGGAATATAATAATCTTTTAATGTGCTCAATGAGAGGTAGAGCTGGTCAAATTGTCGGTCAAGGATTTAGTGGCAAAAAAACCCAACTTGGAGTCAAGATGTCTAAAACCGTCAAAAAAGTTGGATGCTTAAATCTCAAGACAATGATTGAGGAAAATAAGTTATTACTTAATGACTATGAGATAATTTCAGAGTTAACTACATTTATTCAAAAACATAACTCATTTGAAGCGGAAGAGGGGTGTAATGATGACCTTGCAATGTGCTTGGTAATTTATGCCTGGTTAGTTGCGCAGGATTATTTTAAAGAACTAACAGACCAAGATGTACGAAAGAGATTATATGAAGAACAAAAGAATCAAATAGAGCAAGATATGGCACCATTTGGTTTTATTTCTGATGGACTAGATAGTGCAAGTTTTGTTGATTCTGATGGAGATAGATGGTTTGTGGATGAATATGGCGACCGAGCATATATGTGGGAATATATGTGATGGATTTAGATAAGCAATTAAAACTTGGACATTTGTTACTTGTAGATAGGCAATGCAAAAATTGTAGAGAAATGAAAAATCTTGTGGATGGTTTTTACAGAACCAGAAAGGATAGGGGTCCTGTAGCTTCATCTTATTCATATGAATGCAAAGAGTGTACGATAAGAAGAGTTGTTACATCTAGGATTACTTCCGGAGTTTTTGGTAAATGGGAATATCCTGACTGGTAACTCTGTTCACGTCACATTTCCCCCGCGTAAAGTAAGTTTTTAATAAATATTTTTTAGATAAACTGAGATTTACGGAGAAAAACATGGCGACTCCTCAATTATCTCCAGGCGTACTCGTCAGAGAGGTTGACTTAACTGTAGGAAGAGCTGATAATGTTTTAGATAACATTGGTGCAATTGCAGGACCTTTTCCAATTGGACCAGTTGATTACCCTGTTGACATTGCTACAGAGCAAGAGTTAATTAACGTATTTGGAAAACCACAATCATCTGATAGTCAGTATGAGTACTGGATGAGTGCATCCTCGTACCTTTCATATGGTGGCGTTCTTAAGGTTGTCAGAACAAGTGGAGACACTTTAAATAATGCAAATGCTGGTGTAGGAATCGCGTCTGCAACTTCATTGAAGATCGACAACTACGACGACTATACTGCTAATCATTCCCAAGGAAACAATTTCATTTTTGCCGCAAAGAATCCAGGTTCTTGGGCAAATAACCTAAAAGTTTGCGTCATCGATGCTCTGGCAGACCAAACTATTACCATTGCTTCAACCAACCCAGGAAGTCTTGGAGCAACAATTGGATATGGAGTTACTGCAGCACTTTCTTCGATTGTTTTACCTGGCGCTGGTTCAACATCCGTATTTAATGGTTATCTAAAAGGAATCATCACCGGTGTTACAACCGATGCTACAAACGGAAACAGCACAATTGACGTAAGAATTACTTCAAGAGTTTCTTCGGCATCGACAACAACAGAATATGCAAACACATTAGTTTCTACTGCATCAACAGATGCTGCTGTGGGTGTTGTAACAGTCTATGTTGAAAGTACAACTGGTGTAGATGAAGCACTGGACAAATTTACTGGTGGCGGCCTAACCAATGCAACTATTAGTGCTATTGGTGTTGGTACAACAGGGTTCTATCAAGGACTAGAAAAACCATACATTGTACTTGCAACACCAACTACTAGCGGAATTGGAACTGGAGACTCTGCTACTTTCGCAAGACTACAAGTAGTTGAAATTCCAGGTTCTGCAGTAGAAACTCAAGTCGATTATGCTGAGGGAACTGAATTTGCTTCTTTTGAAACTTCTTCAACTCTAACCTTTGTCAATTCTTCAGGTTCTTCCGCAGGAACAGCAACTGCTGCCTCTATTGCTGACTGGTATGAACAGCAAACACTTGGGTTATCAAACTCAACCCTCTATTGGAAATCTATTGCTCCAAAACCAGGAACAAACAGATATTCAGTTGAAAGAAATGGTAAAAATGATTCCATTCACGTTGTAGTTGTTGATGACCTGGGAACAATTACAGGAAATCAAGGAACGATTCTTGAGAAGCATCTATCACTTTCAAAGGCATTAGATTCAATTTCTGCGGTTAATTCTCCACAGAAAATCTGGTATGAGCAGTATCTTGCAGATTTCTCAACTCAGATTTATGCTGGCGGAGATCCTTCAAGCGCAACTGATGCATATCATGGCACAACTCCAAGAGCAACAGGATTTACCAAATATAATGGCGATGCTTCGGAATCATTTGTTCCGATTTCTAGAGCAGATGGTCTATGGGGACAAGATGCGCAAGATGTAACTTACAGTGCAATCGGTAATAAGACATACACTTTACTTGGTGGTGTTGATTACTCTGCTGCTGGTGGAATGAAGGCAACTCTCGGAGACCTCATTACCTCATATGATAAGTTCTCGAACAAAGATGAAATTCAGGTTGACTATCTAATCATGGGTCCTGGAATGGATTCTGTATTTGATTCGCAGGCAAAAGCAAGTTATCTAATTTCCATTGCCGAGCAAAGAAAGGACTGTGTTGCTACTGTAGGACCACATAGAGGAGATTTGGTTGGAGTAACAAATAGCACTGACCAAACCACCAATCTAGTCAAGTACTTCAGTTCACTTCCATCATCTTCATATGCTGTATTTGATAGTGGATATAAGTACACATACGATAGATTCAATAACAAGTTTGTATATATTCCATGCAACCCAGATGTTGCTGGACTGATGTGTCGCACTAGTATCGTTGCATATCCATGGTTCTCACCTGCTGGCCAGCAGAGAGGAATTATCAATAATGCAATCAAACTAGCATATAATCCAAATAAAGCGCAAAGAGACCAACTATATCCACAGAGAGTTAACGCAATTGTAACTCAACCCGGAATTGGAACTCTTCTATTTGGCGATAAGACTGGACTTGGATATGCTTCCGCATTTGATAGAATTAATGTTCGTCGCTTATTCCTCACAGTTGAGCAAGCACTCCAAAGAGCTGCTCAAGCACAACTATTCGAATTGAATGATGAACTAACTAGAGCAAACTTTAGAAATATTGTTGAACCATATCTGCGTGACATTCAGGCAAAGAGAGGTCTTTATGGTTTCTTAGTTGTCTGCGACAGTTCAAATAACACTCCAGATGTTGTTGATAACAATGAATTTAGAGCGGATATCTACCTGAAGCCCGCCAAGTCTATTAACTATGTAACTCTTACATTCGTTGCCACCCGCACGGGCGTAAGTTTTGAAGAAATTGCAGGTACTGTTTGATAATTAAAAAGAAACTCAAAACGGAGGACCTAAAAAATGGCAGAGTCAACAATTTCAAAAATCAAATCTACTCTTATTGGCGGCGGTTCAAGACCCAATCTATTTGAAGTAGTTATTCCAGGAAATATTCCTGGTGGCGGAGCACTGGGAGAAACTTTCTCGGTCCTCTGTAAGGCCGCTCAGTTACCAGCATCAAATATTGCATCAATCGACGTTCCCTTTAGAGGAAGAACTTTTAAGGTTGCTGGTGAAAGAACCTTCGACCCATGGACCGTAACTGTTATTAATGATGAAAACTTTGAAATCAGACAGGTTATGGAAAATTGGATGAACTTTATTGGTCAGTATGGTGATGGTAGTGGTGCTACTACACCTGCCGATTATATGGTTGATGCTTATGTAAAGCAACTCAAGAGAAGTCCATCAACTATTAGCAGAAATGGTAATGGTGAGGGACAAGGACTGGTTCAAAATACTGCAGCAACCTACAAGTTCTATAGCATTTTCCCAACTAACGTTTCAGCAATCGATCTTTCATATGATAGTGCTGATGTTATTGAAGAGTTCACTGTAGAGTTCCAAGTTCAGTATTGGACACCAACCACTGAAGAGATCTGATAAATAGGATAAAGATAAGTAAAAAATAAATTATGGCAAGACTGTTTGGTTTTTCAATTGATGATAATGAACCACTATCTCCCGGAGTAGTCAGTCCCGTTCCTCAAAATAATGAGGATGGGTCTGACCACTACTTGAGTAGTGGTTTTTTTGGTTCCTATGTAGATATTGAAGGGGTTTATCGAACAGAATTTGACCTAATCAAAAGATATCGTGAAATGGCACTTCATCCAGAATGCGATAGTGCGATTGAAGATATTGTGAATGAAGCTATTGTTTCTGATACTAATGATACTCCAGTACAAATTGAGTTATCAAACTTAAATGCTAGTGATGGAATTAAGAAAAAAATAAGGCAAGAATTTAAATATATTTTATCTCTACTTGATTTTGATAAAAAATCTCATGAAATTTATAGAAATTGGTATATTGATGGAA